AGGAAAACGATCCTCTCACATCAAAGTCTCTTTTTGAATGGTCTGTTGAGTACCACAATTCTGTAAACGAATCTATTGGAAAAGAAAAGATCAGCGTGGAGGATGCTCGCCTGAATTTTCTTTCTAAATAGAAGATGGAGAGTGTAGTAGAGTACATCTATGTCGACTCCCGAACAAGAGACTCTAACCTCTTTCCGTACGGCAACACATTCTCAGTGTACCTCACAAATCCCATGAAAAATATAAGTAAAGTCGACCTCATCTCGGCAAAAATCCCAAACACAGTGTACAACCTCAATTTTGGATCAAATGTACTGAACTTTGGTGGAACCTCCAACCTCAGTCTCGCCCCCAGTTTCTTTTCAGCATCCACTTTAGCATCTGAAATTACAAATACAGGAAGACTCCCAAGTGGCATGTCCGTCTACTACAGCACAAACGAAGGAAAATACATATTCTACTCAGCAAGCTCATTCACCATGAATGTAACCACAACTGAAATGTCCCTACTCACCGGTATGCCCTACGGTCTCGTCCAAACAGCAACAGGACCAGTCTCCGGCACAGACCTCGTTTACGGTTCAAACTCAACACTCACAGGAAAATACTATTTAAAATCCTCAAATGTCGCTGACTTTAGCACAAATGAAATGGTCTTTCTCGACATTGAAGAACTCCGAAATCAAAAACTAAATTTGGGGTCAAAAGTGACTGGAAACACATTTGTAAATTCAACTGCTTCCCACGCCTTTGGACCGGTCACCCTCGATGTAATGTCAGGTTCAATAAAGACATTCAAGGAGAATAACGATTATTCACTATCTGTTAACTTTCCACAAGTGGTCAGCAAGCTCTCGAGACTCACAATAAACTGGAGAGACATTAATGGAAATTTCATCAACTTTAACGGGGCAAATAATAATTCATTTATTCTTCGGGTGACTCGGACAGATGTTCCTCCAAACAAGGACCGGCAGCTCGGACTGCCGCCACCCGTGCCGTGGGACACGTGGAAAAACATTTACGATCCAAAATACATTCTGGGGTTTGCACTCCTCATCGGTCTCCTCCTCATCTTTTTCATTCCAAAATCAAAATCTCAACAAAAAGTATGACACCAAGACACCCAAGACACATTACAGTCACAAGGTCTTGGCCCGAGAGGTACTTTTCGGGACTCTCGAAATCTATGAAATTCATACGTGAAAAGGAACTGCTCAAAAGGAGGACCACACCGTACTCCAAGCTCGGACTCGCCAAGTCAAACCAGAGCGGGACCAGAAAAAAATCCAAGTGGACCCAAAGGTTTCACGAGGTCTACCCCACACTCAAGTTTAATAAGAATTTAATAAGCAAAAGGACCGGGATCCCCAGAGCGGACCTCGACACTGTGTACAACAGAGGACTCAAGGCTTGGAAAACAGGGGGGAGCCGAGTGGGGGCAACCGCGGCACAATGGGCCGTCGCTAGAGTATACAAATTTGTTTTAATTTCAAAAAAGAAAGTGCCAAAGAGTTGGTACGTGACACGGTTTGATCCCGACGACAACCTCCGGCATAAAGGGAAGGGGGTCTAGTCTCTTAGAGTCATGTACCCGATCGTGCATTGCGGCGCAAGCCGCCAGTGTCCCGTATGACGCAATCAATGATTGTCACTGCTGCGCAGAACGCAGGATGATTCGAGCTCTTAAACTTTTAGCAAGTCGACAGGGGGTGAATAGATGCTGTTTTTCGACGTGGGTACACAGGAAATTTGGAGACTTGGTCATATACAGAAGTTTACACGATGGATCACTCGGGACTTCTTTTCCATGTGTGATTTGCCGAAAAGTACTAGGAAAAGAAGTTATACAGTGGAGAGCACATATAGGAGAAAGATGGTTCAAGAGTACAGACCAGGATTTACCAAAGTCAAGACCGACGCAGAAGCAAAAATATAAACTTGGGTTTAATTAATGAAGATAGCAAGAGACATTTTAATCTTAGCCCTTGCTGTCACCTTTGCTACCATAACACTCGTAGCACTCCCTATGCCCCCTCAGACGTCATACTATGGATCTATGCCCCCGAATCTGTCCCAGGGACCTATAGAAAACTTATCAGACAAGTCTCTTATTGCAGTCGGGCTTGTTTCTAAAAAGTCTGTCATGGATGGTCCCTCAACCGACCTTAATCCGACCCAGCCCCCACCGACCGTGCCAGAACACACCCAGCCACCTACTCCCAAAATGCCAAAAGTGATGGATCACCCTCAGTCAGATGTCAAGCCAACCGAGCCAAAGTCAACGGACATGTCCGGTGTGCCCCCTTCACAGCCAGGTCCACCACCCCAAATGCCAACTCCAGCCGGACCACAGCCAGGACCACAGCCTTCAAACACAGACTCGACGACAATGTCCGCAGTATCCACCACCGCCACGCCCACCCCCCCACCATCCACTTCAGGAATGGCATCATCCGTATCCTCCGTGACAACCAGCGTCACCGCAAAACTCCCAGACAAGATGTAATAACAGGATCACGCTTGTCCATGTACATGTGCCAATATGCATCCCTCATAGTCGGAGATGAAATCTTCAGCCCACTTTCAAATTCATAATAAATTGAATCTGAATCTGGTGTCCTGATAATCTCCTTGCTTTTTTTGAGTTTTTCAATAGCTTCTTGGATACTAGCCGCAGACACAAGTGATCCATTTTCAAATTTAAAAAGCTTTTTACGTTGGTTACAGCACCACTGCATCATTTTTCCTTACGTTTTATACCTAGGCTAGTCTCTAACTTGGACTTGCTCCTCTCGAGTGGCTTTCCTCTCTTCAACTTGAGGGGTTCAGCCGTTGACTCTGATTCTTCAATCGCGCGCTTCATCTTTGAATTATGTGCATTGCTCGAAACTGTATGTTTGATTTGATCACTACCCGGGACGATAATTTGCTCTATAAATGTTTCGTTCGGGAAGCGAACGATGGGGGGGCACGTTTTGCCGCTACAGTTACGAAACTCCTCAATAGTAAGTGTCCCTCCAAACTTTTTGAGGGCTTCCCGGCGAGGCGCGGGAAAGAAATTTTCGTGTCGACCAAGGGCACGCCTGTGCATCATCGTCAGAAAACTCAGGTACTCACCCCACCGAGGACTCTTGAGATCCTTGCCGTACGCCTTGGCACATTCCCAAGAACAAAAATTACCAATAGTATCAAATTTATCAAATTGTTGGTAGTACTTGATTGGGAAGTGTATACACGGGAGATGAGGCAGGGACTCTGTGCACCACCAACACGCAAGTCCTTCCACATTTTCTTTGGGAGGAACCTCTACAGGTTTCTCTATTCTCAACAACCAACTCATCTACAGTTAAAAAAGTACTTGTCTTTATTAGTAGATGATCCTGTCAATTGACTGTGGCATCAAAAATCTGGCACTCTGCTTGATTGACCCTGTAAACAAAAAGATTCACAACTGGGAAGTGAGTGGCGTCCCACCTATGCACGCGGCGGGAGTGTTTCCGTGCCTCGTCAAACACCTCAACGAGAGGCCATGGATTCTAACATCAGACACGGTCATCATCGAGAAACAGCCCGACAAAAACAGATCAATCAAGGCTGTTGAGAATCTTTTGCACACATACTTTCTCGTGCACAAAAAGGATGTAGTCATTTTCGATGCACGTCACAAAATTCCAGATGTTGTAGGCGCAGGAAAGGAAAAGTACAACCAAAGGAAAAAGGTTTCAATCGAGCGGGCCAGAAAGTTCCTTGATGCATCCACGATAAACAAAAATTGGATTCCAGTTTTTGACAAGTCAAAGAAAAAGGATGACCTTGCAGACACTGTCATGCAAGCCATTGCATTCATCGACCGTGTCCCTTCAAAATCAGAAATTAAGGAACCAACAGTGCCAAAACCCAGGAAACCAACAGAGAATCAACTCAGAACAAAGTACTCCAAGGCGAATCTGGCTTACATTGTTAAAAATAAACATAAGCAAGATGCAAGATTTGTCAAGGACCTCTCACGATACTATACATCCGTACAGGAACTCATGACAGAATTTAATATTAATATGTAATATAATGGGACTGCTTGACACCACTGGAAAAAAGATTGGTTTCGGAGTGTGTTGTTTGATTATAATTGCTCTTCTTATTTACTTTTCAACAAGTGGTTCAGGTTCCTCGGATTCCTCTGCCGCCGCCTCGGCCACTTCGAATACATCACCGGCAAGCACGACAACCCCTGCAGCTCCGGCAGTACCATCTGGAATGATTACAGGAAAAATTATTCAAGTTGCTCGCGCCGATAACAGGCCCGAATATATAAACTTGCTGGGTATTGATGTTTTTGATCAGAGTGGAAACATAATTACATCAGGAATTACTCCAACAATTTCACCAGCCGTGTATGCAAATGATCCATCTCACTTTGGACCTCAGTTCCTTATTGATGGTGTTCACCAAGAGAATGGTCCAAACGGACTCCGTCTCCCACACTCGACAAATGTTGCAAACGCGTACCACCAACTTGACATGGGCCAAGACACTGTTATATCAAAGATTGTAATCTACAACAGAACTGCATGCTGCTCAGACCGTATCAATGGATGCAATCTAGTTGTGAATAATGCAGCGGGGACAAATGTTCTGACAGTTCCACTCACAGGGGCAAAGGCTGTTTACACATTCGGCACACCACTCACAAATAGCTCTACAAGCTCTACATACACCCCGGAACCATACACACTATTTTAATATTTACTTAAAATATAATGGGACTGCTTGACACCACTGGAAAAAAGATTGGTTTCGGAGTGTGTTGTTTGATTATAATTGCTCTTCTTATTTACTTTTCAACAAGTGGTTCAGGTTCCTCTGATTCATCTAGTTCGGCCGCACCATCCGCCCCTGCAACCCCAGCTGCAACCCCAGCTGCAACCCCAGCTGCAACCCCAGCTGCAACCCCAGCTGCTTTCACTCTTGTCGCCGGGCCAACCTCTCCTTCATATGGCAAGCCTGGATACCACCCAATCCCAATTTCAAATCTCCCTGATAAATTTACCCTAAAAAATACATCAACTGGGAATTACTGGGGTCAGAATAACGACCAGGTGACTGACGCGTCATCTGCAGCTACAATCTCTGCAGTGAGCAAGTCTGATATTTACAGCCAGACTGGCACCGGTACTTATACACTTACACTGAACGGAGACAGTAACCAATCTATTCGCCATGCCGGCTATGTCATGTGGTACAACAATTACACTCCTGGCAGTTTTGATTTTGCTTGGCAATTGTTCCTCAAGGATGGCACGACAGATCAAGTGATTGTGTGGAATCCTTACCCAGGAGACAATGTGGGTATGCACGTCAAGGCGGACGGATCAAGACAAAGAATAGATCCAGGTGAACCAACTGTTTACACACTCACACCAGTCACTTCAACGACATCAAGCTATGTGCCAGAGCCCTACTCTCCCTTTTAGAGGACAACCATCTTCTGATGACCCACGCGAATCTTTGTATCGATGTAAACCGGATGGCCGGCGTCCCAGAGCGCCTTGCAGAATGCAACATCCTCCGAGTTTAGATCGACAACCGTGTCATTAATCTTCTCAAGTGGGGCATAGAACCACGGATACTTGAGGTCCTCGACGACACCCTTCTTAATGAGCATCCACCCCATTCCGGTGTATGCAACCTGCATGTACTGGGGTGAACCGATGATATCATCCGGGCGGAGAAACTTGAATGTGCCCTTCTTCTCGAAATACTCCTTGTTCCACTCCTTGACGGTGGCAAAGCTCTGCATATCCTCCATCATGTACACTCCAGCAGTCACATCGTGGGGAGACTCCAGAATGGCAAAAAAGTCCTCGGGCTTGAACACAACATCAGAGTCGATCCACATCATTACATCGTACTCGAGCTGGCCCTGGAAGGGCTTCTGGTCAGCGCCCTTGAGCACATCCCCACCGAGACACTTGGCACGAGCAAAGTGAACCACGGAAGAGTACTGCTGGGAAATCATAATCTGATGACCCTTGGAAGACGCCTGCATCAGAAGGTCCGACCAACACAGGAGAAACTCGCGAGAGTACTGACGACCGGGCATACAGAACACAACCTTCATCTGTACTTGAACAGGCCACCTAGTCTTTAAATAAAATAGTAGTTACTATTAATGAAGTTTAGCCTCAAAGATACTGTTGCTATCGCTCTTGTCATTGCCATCCTCTATTTGCTTTTCAAAAGGAGAATGAGCGGTCTTAACCCACCTCCCCCAGCAAACTGTGACCCGACCCCAGTGGACGCTAAGATTGCGTGTGTCACAGCAAAACCCAATTTCCCTCTTGCGGGAGACATGATCAACAATGGGACCCAAAAGTACTGCTGCAAGTCTTCGTAAATATTATTTTATAAGCAAATATAAATGGGAGGAAATAAGTCCAAGAGTTCGACAAGTCAAGTCAATGATTTTTTCAACCAAACGACAAACTCTTTTGTGAGTGAAAATTCACAGAAAGTTCAGGCCAGTGCACTCAACACAAACACTCTGCTTTTTCCAAGAGCACAGTTCAAGGGGTGTCGTGTGGCAATCCATCAGTCCATCGACTCGGATGTTGTCGCCACAGGTCAAATGAATTCTCAAAATATTCAGGATCTGACAACTAAGTTGAAGGATTCGGCAACCAGTGCTATCGACACTGCAGCTCAACAAAAGAATGGTTTCTTAGCGCCTGCAATTGCAAACAGCACAACTGCTACAACCGATCTTAAGAATAATGTTACAAATATCATCCAAAACACAATGAGCTCCAAGTCTGTCCAGGATATATTTGCAAATGCCGCAAACAAAAATTTTGGAGATTATTCAGACCTTTACTACGAGTGTGATCCTCAATACAAGAGTCCTGGAAAGTGTGGTACAGATGATACCACCGGATGTGACTTTGTGGTGGATCAGAACATCAAGTCCAAGGTGGTGGCCAAGGGTGTTGCCGATGCCATCACAAAGGCTCTCAGCAATGTCATTACCGATAGCACAACAACTTCAAATATTACCACAAGTTCTACTCTGACAAATCAAGGAGCTAATGATTTATTAGATTCTTGGTTTGGAGGTATTGCAAAGCTCCTAGGAGCAAGCACAGGAATGGTTGCAATTATTGCGTGCGTTTTGTGCGTCGCAATTGGCGCAGCTCTTTATTTCCTGCTCAGCCCCGCAGGTCAACAGGCGACTACAACTCTTGCAGATGCAGGTGCGTCCAAATTAAAGGGTCCAATCTAACGGGCCATCATAGCAAGCATCATAGGGTCTATCCCCTGTTGCTGTTGACCACCTGAAAACATCATAAACAAACAACACAAACATAAAATTATTATAAATCCAATAAACGCATATTGTTTTTGTGGGGTATTCACGTAATTGTCCACAAATGCAGATTTACCGGCGGGAATTGGGGTGTTTGCCGAAGTCGTTGTATCCGTAGATGTTGGTGTAAGAGCGGCTGGCGCGGAACCTCCAGCGGCGGCAGGTGTGGAGGCAGCGGGTGTAGAGGCAGCTGGAGTCGAAGCGGCGGGGGGTGTAGAGGCAGCTGGAGTCGAAGCGGCGGGGGGTGCAGGACCAGCAGCAGGGGCAGGGGCAGCTACTCCTGTGATGTTTACAGTATTCTTACATGAAGCATCAATTTGGGACCCCTGGAAATTTGCGTTGCGAAAATCCTGAACACATTGTGTAATATTTGGGCACTGCTTCCCTGGTGTGTAATCAGGTAAAAGAGCTGCATTTCCGAGTGCTTGGGTCACACACACATCGGACGCACAAAACTTGTCGGTAAAAGCAACTTGGGCACCAGGTGGTAAATCTCCGACTGTCGCTTTCAGCTCTTTACACCCTGGAATAGACCCTTTGTCAGTCAAGCAACGACCGGCATACTTCATCACATTGGCACATCCACACAAACCATCGGATTGATTTTCTCCATCTGGAGTGCCGCAGTACCCAGTCACCAAGTCTTTTGATTGTTGCCGAATAGACTCGTTAGTCCCCTTGACACCATTGTTTATTGCAGTTCGACACGAAGACTTTTGGAACCAATTTGGATCAGACTTGCACAAGTAAAACAGATCTTGATCATAGTGGTATCCAGCCGCACCAGCCTCGGGCGTCGAATAAAAGTTTGTACACTTTGCACTATTTATGTTATCCACATTTTTCTGACACCAATTGTGTTTTATAATTGCAGCATCTGCGGGATCGATTCCCTGACTTATCATCGTGTCAAAATTCTGTTCAACATCAAAACCTACATTCCAAACAAGAAGTGAATCGTCCCATGATCCATCGGCAATATGATTCACAGCATTCGGAGTCTGATTTTGTTGTAAATTCCAAGCTGTATGGTAGTTATTTCTCCCGTCACCTCGCATGTCATTGTCCGAAATGATGTACCTCCACCCAAGTGGAGCTTTCATGTCATGTGCTTGATTTGCTGAATTTGAATAATTTTGAGCCCCTAAAAACATTCCAGATCTCTTTTCCTTGTAGTATGCATTCGACCCTTGCATCAAAGATACACCTGTCTGATTATTAGGTATTACACCTTCGTTGTTTGCATACATCTTGTTCACTTTGAACGCGTCACCTCCCTGTTTTTTCAAATAAATCATTTGGCCAGTGTTTGGCCGAGAGCGAATCATGGTTTCATATTGGTTCCCCTTGCTGTCCCCGGGTCTGACACCATTGTCCCGGTTTGGACACACATGTCCGTTTGAGGCTGTTTTATAATGCATCCATCCACCTCTTGCATATCCCCTGTTGTCCGTGTCCACCTGGAAACCTGCTATACCGTCATCCTGATTCGCTATGGTTGCCAAAAGTTCAACAATATCATCGTAGCTTGCTTGAGCCCGACCAGAACCATTCAAACTTATGTACCCATAATCACACCCATTTATGTCATACTGGTCATATCTGTCAAAATTTGAGGTATGCCTCGGCCCCTCTGACCATACCATTCTACTATTCTCTGATAAAAAAATAAAACTCTATTTTAAAATGGAAATTGTGGGTGAAATAGTCGCCCCGTACTATGACTGTGGGGGACGCAAGTACCTTGACCTGAGGTGGAACAACACAGTCACTCGGGTCAAGGTGCCTTTTCGGTACGGGCGCGTCATGTGCAGAATTGAAGGAATAATTCCAATTCAAGATTTAAAAGCTGGTCAAAAAATAAAAGCACTTTGCGAACAAAAATATTGGGAAGGGAGTTATCACTACGTCGTCTACTCCATCACTCCTTTTGAGATTTAAAATAGAAATAGACCATGAGCCCTATGATGAGAAGTATGATGCACACTATGAAAAATATAAAAAGACGTGGAGGAGCACCTGTTTTCGCAGTTGCCGTCTGAGCCAAATCCAAAGTCTGGGGTGCAATCTGTGAACCCCCTGCTAAAAGTGAAATCTGATTTGATGGATCGTTCCGGTACGCAAACATAGAGTTTCCAGATGGATTTATGTACACAATTGCAAGTGTCACATCCTTTGAATAGTGATCAAACTTTCCAAAGGAAACCACTTGAACAGCTGGAAATAGTGTTTCGACAAGTTTTATTGGTTGACCTGTTGTGTTATTTTCAAATTGATAGATACTTGCATTTTGTATGACACCTGCTTTTTGCAGTGCGTTTCTATAGTTTTGATAATCTTGATCTGAATTGAATGGTGGGCAAAGGGTTCCGACACACCCTGTTGTCGGGATAAAGGTTGACATCTATTATAGTACAGGAAAGAAAATGGGGACACTCACACACCAGGGCCTTGTTGTTCCGAGTGACCCCTTGATAAAGTCAGAGCTCACTGTAAGACCAGTCGAGAATGCCGTTGGGATTCGTCCTCCGTCATTCAAGGTTTATCGGACCGCTGGTGATACAATGCTTGTACCCCGTTATTACGGGAGTTCGAAACTTGGGCCGCCCGCCACAGATTCCCGTAGACCTCCTGCTTCTGCTCATATTAACTTCAATGGAACTCTGCGAACAGAAACCCACCAAGACAGAGCTTTTGCCACCGGAGTCGCCGCCTTCAAAGAAACAGGTGGTGGGGTCCTCTCAATCCCACCGGGCTTTGGGAAATGCCTTGGTAAAGACACACCTGTCATGATGCACGATGGTTCTATAAAGATGGTCCAGGACATTCAAGTTGGTCAACTCCTTATGGGTGACGACTCAACTCCTAGAACTGTACTTTCTACGTGCACTGGATACGAGCAGCTTTACCGCGTTGTACCCGTCAAAGGTGACCCTTACATAGTCAACGAATCACATGTTCTATCACTACGATCGAATGAACCTGGTAAAAACAAGGGAAAGATTTTTGATATAAGCGTCACAGACTATCTGAAACTCTCTGAAAGTGCAAAATGGCATCTCAAGGGGTACAGAGTCCCTGTTACATTCAAACACAAAGAGGTTCCTCTCGATCCATATATGTTTGGTTACTGGCTCGGAGATGGTAGTTCTTGTTCAGCGGTGATATCAAGTCAGGAGTCACCTGTTCTAAAATTTTTTGATTCAAAATTGAAAGAGTACAACCTCACACTTGAATATACATCACAATACGACTACAGAATCAAGGGTCCAAAACCAAACTACTTTTACAAGACTCTTCAAGATTTAAATGTTTTGAAGAACAAGCACATCCCTCCGCTGTACAAATATAATTCACGAGATGTTCAACTTCAAGTTCTTGCTGGTATTATTGATTCAGACGGATCGGCAATGCTTGGAGGATGGGATATTATTCAAAAGAATGAAAATATTCTAGACGATGTCATATTTTTAGCACGATCTCTTGGTTTTGCTGCGTACAAGAAGCAGTGCCAGAAGACTTGCACAAATGCACCCGGTGGTCCAAAAACTGGAACCTACTACAGATGTACTATTTCTGGTCGCGGAGTTGATGAAGTTCCTTGTAAAGTAAGGAGAAAGCAACTTGACCCCCGAATTCAAGTTAAGAATGTACTCAATGTTGGTATTAACCTGGAAAAACTAGATGTTGGAGAGTACTTTGGTTTTGAGATTGACGGAAATAGGAGATTTCTTCTAGGAGACTTTACAGTGACTCATAACACGACAATCGCCCTGGCTTTTTCGGCACATCTAAAACTCAGAACAATTATCATCGTGCACAAGGAATTCCTCGCAAACCAATGGAAGGAGAGAATCCAACAATTCTGCCCGGGAGCAACCATAGGACGAATCCAACAAGACACATTCGATGTCGAAAAGGACTTTGTCATTGCCATGATCCAAACGCTGTGCATGAGAGAGGTGGGTTCCCTCAACCAATTTGGATTTTTAATTGTAGATGAAGCACATCACATAGGGGCTGCCGCCTTTTCCCAATCCATGTTCAAAATTTGCCCAAAATACACTCTGGGTCTGACGGCAACACCGGAGAGAAAGGATGGTCTCACCCGACTCTTGTACTGGTTTATGGGCCCAGCTTTTTACACATTTCAAAGAGAAAATCAAAAGACAACCAAGGTTGAGACTGTGTACTACCAAGACGAGCACTACAAAACAATGCCCCCGACCAACAAATTTGGAAAAATAAACATGGCCGAGATGGTGACTCAAATTTCCGAATTGAATTCAAGAAACGAATTGATAGTGGATATTATCAAGAATTGCTTGGGTGATGGCCGTCGGGTCCTGGTGTTGAGTGATCGTCGTGAACACTGTCTATGGGTCAATTCTCAATTTGAAAGTGAAATGAGTGGACTGTACATAGGGGGTATGTCTGAAGCAGATCTCAACGAGACTGCGAAGAAAAAGGTTATTGTGGCGACATTTGCGATGGCCCAGGAAGGTTTGGATATCCCTGTGCTGGACACTTGTATACTCACGAGCCCGCACTCGGACGTGACACAAGCGGTTGGAAGAATCATGCGTGAAACGGCGGGCAAGGCCAATTCACCCCTGATTTACGATATTGTAGACAGGTGGTCCTTGTTTTACGCAATGTACAACAAGAGACTTGCATTTTACAAAAGGGCCGGGTTCCAGTGTGGAAATTCAGAGGAGACCACACAACCAAAAAAGAGACTGCTTGACGAGGGCAAGTGTGCTTTCATCTAATAATTCTTCTTCCCGATGGCAATGTTTCCTGGTGCTGGATTCTCGACGACAACTGAAGGGGCGGCACCGGCGGCTGTTGATGGCTGAATGTTAGGCACGACATAGTCTGGGGGAGGGGGGGTGCCTCCTGTGTTGGGGCTGTTTGCATTCCCTTTGCTCATACGACCCTTAATCATCATATAAATCAAATACAGTATTGGACATATTCCAAACAGGAATAACATGAAACCGTACGCATTCTTCTGGGTCTTTGTTGCGTTAGGGTCTTTCATCTTCTTAATAGGCATGACCCATCCAAAGTAGATGTAACACGCAAAGGCGGCGATGGTACACACAAATGTAAAGAGTCCTGCAAAAGCCTGTGGATCCTGAAATGCTAGCATATCCATTCTACTTATTGTAAATATTTATTTTACTTCTGGGGATTCAACTTGAATCTTTGGGACTTTGGGGGCCTCGGGGAGTACGGGCTGTGCTGAAGAGGGATATGGGATGTAATACACCTGGGGGTGCATGAGCTTTTCACGGACTGCATCCACTTTTTCCGCAAATTCATTCAGATCAATCTCTGGTTTTTCTGGGGTTGGGGGTGGAATCTTTGTGTACGCGTAGTATGCATACACCAAAGGCGCGATGCCGAGGAGGGTCTGGAGGAACCACCTCGATTTTGAATTTGAAAGTGATTTATCATTCTTGTCATGGGTGAAGAGCTCAAACAGAGGGACAAGGACCATAAACCAAAGGTAAACACCAAGTAAAGCAAGTGAGGCCCACTTGACTTGGGGTGGGTTAGACGAAAAGAACTCACTTATCGTCATCTATACTATCTAAACAATTTTTCTACTCTGACAAAACAAGTAAAAACAAACCTGCTATGAAAACAAGAGCGAGATAGTTACACTCTGTGTTTCCTGGATTTTGAACTGAAGTTGAGGGGGTCTGGACTGTGACGACACGCGGCGGACCCATTGGGCCTGGGTCCCTCTCATCAAATGGCGCCATAGACAAGGTCACCATTGTATACTATTTAAAAAGAATTTTTTGGAGGACTCGGAAATTCCTTTAGAGTGATACTTCTTTCTTCGTGCTCCTTCGTGGGCGTCCCCGGCCCCCTTTCTTGGAATCGGTCACTCTCACCTCCTTTGTATCCGACTGTGCATCAATGCTCACAATGTCAGACACGGATTCGTCATCGCGAATAATAGGACGCGTGCTCTGGGGCATACCTGGTCCCATCATATTCATCAAGGAACCAAAGTCCATGCCTGGGCCGGCCATTTCACGACGAGGAATGTCAGAAGAGGGCATCTCAGGCCCAGTCTGACTGCGCTGGACAGCATCCATCATATTCCGGACCAGCTCAGGATTCTGCTTCATCACATTATTCATATTGGGGACGGCCGCCTTGAACATGCTGTTGGTCAGGTGGAACATCATCGCCGAGCCACCAACCATCATAATCAGCTTCACCTCAGGGGCCACATTCACCTTGGTCTTGTACTTGTTGTAGAGCTCCTCAAACACACCATCGTAGTCCTCGATATTCTCCATAGTGTTCTGGGACCACCCGTTCAGCTCGAGGTCAAAGGGATCAAACTTGTCGTTCAAAAACTCAAAACCCGTCACGGCAGCCACCAGCATACGCCGCTGAAACTTGATGGAACGGTCACACTCGATGGAGTAAATCATACGCTTGTACTCGGTGCGAATCTCCTCAATATCAGAGTAAATTGTCAGACGTGCACCTGACTGAATTCCCTTTTTGGTCAATCTGCTGATTTTGTTCAGCAGGTCCGCCTTTTCATCCTCGATGGTCTTGTATCCGTCGCTGGGCACACTGGAGTTGCCACCTTGGGGAGTGTAATCAGGGGGGCCATCCTCTTCCGGCTCCTCGCCCCCGTCAAACTCCTCTGGGGGGGGAGGAGGCATGGCCGTACGCTTTGTAGGGTTTGTGAAGAAATCAAGGCCGTCATCTGGATCAGCAGGAGCCACTTCCTGGGGAACTCTGCGACTGAAAACTGATGGACGGGTCGGCTTTGGCTTCAGTGCAACACGCTTCTCAGGAACCGCCAGTGAAATCTCATCCAAAAGGGCAGATTCATTCTCGTCCAAGTTCAAGTTGGAGGCACCGTCAGTTATACTTATGTCCATACTAATACTTTTAAAGAAAGGAAGCTCATTTCTTTAACGCACTTCCAGGCTGAAAAATAATGTTCACTTATTTCAAAATGCCATCTCCCTATAAGATTTCCAAGATGATGACCCACGCAGTCATCATCGGCCTGCTGATTGTGGTGGTGGTCATGCTGTCCCGCCAGAGCAGAGCCTCCTCCGGTTACGAGCCCGGGCCCCTGATAACAACCCCAACCGCCAAGGCGGCCAACGGCCCACAGTCTATTTTCGACATTCGCCCCAACCTGGAGTGCACCCCTGGACCATCCCAGAATGCATCCTACTACACCAACGGCCTCACTCCAGGGGGTCTCTGCGGTGACGGAGAATTCGTCAAGAACCAGCTCCGCGAATTTAACATTGAAAATGGTATCGGAGGATCTCTGCTCGAGAAGTAGAGACTTTGTTTATTTTCCCAATATAAATAAGAGATGAGTCAAACCATCGATAACGGAAACGGTACAATTCCGATTGTGGTGTTTCCACCTGCGAATGTGACAATCGCATCAAACGTCCTGAGTACAACTGGTAATGTCATCGCTGGTAACGTCATCAGCGCTGACGGAACTTTTACAGGAAATCTATACGTGGCCGGAAGAATAACAGGAAATGTATCATTCACGACACTCAACCTAACTTATCTAAATGCAACATCAGTCGTATCACAAGGCTACTTTGGAAACGGTTTTGGAATTTCAAATATAAATTCTGCAAACATAGTCGGAACAGTTGGGACGGCCCAATCTGTAACCAACGCATCACAACCAAACATCACTTCGGTCGGGACCCTCACAAGTCTCAACGTACAAGGTCTCCTTGTAGCCTCCAACGGTTCTGCAATTTCCAACTTGAATTCGGCAAATATAATCGGAACAGTTGGAACGGCCCAATCTGTTACTGTCGCATCTCAACCAAACATAACATCCGTAGGAACACTTACAAGTCTCAATGTGCAAGGCCTCCTTGTAGCCTCCAACGGTTCTGCAATTTCCAACTTGAATTCGGCAAATATAATCGGAACAGTTGGGACGGCCCAATCAGTTACTGTCGCGTCTCAACCAAACATAACATCCGTAGGAACACTTACAGGTCTGAATGTGCAAGGTCTCCTTGTAGCCTCAAATGGATCTGCAATTTCAAATTTAAATGCAAGTAATCTAGTCGGAACAATTGGTACGGCCCAATCAGTAACAAATGCGTCTCAACCAAATATA